ACAAAAAAATACACAGCGAAGATGATACTACAGGGCATAGGATTATAAATTTTATTTAAAATTGATTTAAAAATATTAAATCATAAATGGAAATAGAACAAGATATTAGATATAAAGATGGTAAAATTTATAAAATTGTATGTAATATTACTGATGAAATATACTATGGTTCAACAATAAAAACATTAAAAGAAAGATTAAGGCTACATAAAGTAGATAATAATAGTTGTATAAGTAGAAATATAATAGTGCGAGATAATTATAAAATAGAGTTAATAAAAGAGTATCCTTGTAATAGTAGGTGGGAGTTAGAAGAAGAAGAAGCAAAATATATAATAGAAAATAAATGTATAAATATTAAAATACCACATAGAACAAAAGAAGAATGGTATGAAGATAATAAAGAAAAAATAAGAGAAAATCAAAAAGAATGGAGAGAAGATAATAAAGAATATATAAAACAATATGATAAAAATAAACCAAATAAACAAGAAAGATTAGAATATCAAAAAGAATATAGAGAAAAAAATAAAGAAAAAATAAGAGAAAAAAAATCAGAACAAATAAAATGTGAATGTGGGTATATTATTAGAAGAGGAGATATAGCAAGACATAGAAGAAGTTTAAAGCATATTGATTTAATGAAATGTATAATTATAGATTAAAAAAAATAATATATATATATATATATGGTTAATATTGAAGAGATTAATACTAATAATGATATTGAATTAAGTGGTTATAAATTCAATTGTGATGATGTTATATGTGATAAAATAAAATATCCACTGCCAAATACCACTTTTAAAATCGGAATTATCGGGAAAAGCGGGTCAGGAAAAACTAACCTCCTTAGAAATCTAACAGAGAAGTTAGGTAAGAACTCTATATATGCTAAAAAATTTAGTAATGTATTTTATATATCACCAAGTATTAAAAGTATGGATAAACGTCCCAAACTACCAAGTGATCGATTTTATAGTAGTTTAAATAATTTACCTGAAATAGTAAATAGAATGGCGAATGAAGATAATATGGATGGTAGGTCTTTATTAATTATGGATGATATTACTAATGAATTAAAAACAACTGGAATCATGGGGGAACAATTAAAGACGATTTATCAAAACAATAGACATTTAGGAAGACCAATAATAGATGAAGATACAGGAGAACAATTAGAAGCAGGTGCTATGAGTAGTATGATATTATCTCAAAGAACAAATAATTTACCAAGATTTATTAGAAGTCAATTAACACATATTATATTGTTTGATTGTCGTTCGACCAAATCCGAAATGGAAACAATCTTTAACGAATTTTTCCATTGTAATAAAGAAGTCTTTAATGAAGTATTAAGAAGAACATTTGATAATCCAAAAGAAAAATATAATTTCTTATTTATTAATTTAGGTAATAGTAAAATATATAAAAATTTTGATACAGAATTTATTATTCCAAAAACATATTTATAGTAAATTTAATTAAAATATATTTTTTTTGATAAAACTTTTTCCTAAAAAGTTTATTTGATTACTAATGGCAAAGTAAATCTATTAACCATCTTACTTTTAAATTGTGGAAATCTTACACATTTTTTTACTATTGGTTTTCCCGTAGAAATCCTACAAAATAATTTTAAATGGTTTGCTACAATTTTATCTGTTTTTTTTAAATTACACCAATTACTAAAACCTTTAATAATTTTTTTCATCATAGGTAAATAATTATTAATTATTTGTTTATTGTGTTCGCATTCAATATTATTACCCCCATAAAAATATAATTCATTATCTTCATTTGATTCAATATTAATTAAATTTTTAATTAGTTCTTTTAATTTTTTATCAAGTTCAGCATAATCCACAATTAGGTATGAAGGAACACACATTCTTATATATATATACAAGATTATTTTTAAGTGCTTTATATATACATTTAAATATAATCAAGATATTAATTAATATTTTTTCTTAAAATATATAAGTATATATAATAATTAATAATTTATAAATAATATTACTAATAAATATATTTGAAACTCTATTATAAATATAAATTACATATATTTTTTTTTTTAAAATTGAATTTATTTTATTATATATATAAACATACTTAAAGAATAGATAATAAATATATGTATATGAATACAATTAATTTACAAGAATTAGAAAATAATATCTCCCATAATAATATGGAGAATACGATTACAGATTTATCACAAGAACCAATAGAATACTATTATAATATAAATTCTACTACACGAATACCTACTAATATTACACAATTTAGACAACGAGCAAGTGAAATAGGTTTTACAGGACGACCTATTTATAATGGAAAAATTAGTAAATCGTATGAAAAATTTTTAAAGGAACAATTCAAAGATAAATATGAATTAAAAAATAGTCCAATTAAAAATAATAAAATTGTAAAAAAAATTAAAAAACTTGAAACAGAAGGAATTACTTATTTACCATTAATAAAAAAATTTATTGAAAATGATGAATCAATAAAAATTAATTTAAAAGGTAAGTCAAGTATTAAAACACTATTAGACCAATTATTAAGTAATGGTAAAAGGGGTGTTATTAAATTAACTACAACAGATGGAGCAGAAAGAACCTTTACACTAAATACACAATTTATAATGAATTTACAAGATACAGTTATTAATGAAAATGAAGAATTAATAACGTCAAGTGGAGCAGAGATAAAAAATTTATTAACAAGAAACCAAATAGAAACAATTGAAATATTACCTGTAAGTAAAACAAAACCAAATGGAGCATTTTTCAAATATATTAATAATATTGAAGAATTAGATTTAACAGATTTTCAAATATATAATAGTTTAGATGATATTGATAAGGATGCTCCTTGTTGTTTTATTCAATCTTTAATTAGTGGTGGAGTTAATAAATTAAAAATTAGTAAGGCAAAGGAATTAATAAAATGTAGAAGTATTCCAACTTGTAAATTAAATGAATTATGTATTAAATTACAAATACATATATCAGTTAATAAATTAGAAGATAGTAAAAATATAGTTGTATATCCTAATGGTAAAACAGATTTAGAACAAATTATTAGAACTAAACCAAAAATTAAATTAGGATTAATAGACGAACATTATTTTCATATTAAAGAAGTTCCTATTACAAGTTATGCTATTATCCATTATGAAGAAATTAAACATATTAAAGATTTTCATAAGATATATAAAAAAAATGCCTCTTGTGTTTATAAAAAATGTAATGATAGATTTATTGATAGTTATAATTGTATTAAATTATTATATGATAATAAGCAAACACTATTAAATCCTATTAGTTTATGCGATCAAGTATATTCTACACAATATTACGATTTATTTAATGAGATTACTACATTAGAATATGATGAAGAAAAAAATACAAGACCTACTGAATATAAACCTAAAATAGATAAATTTAATGATAATTATTTAAATATATTTGCGGATTTTGAAACTACAACAGATGAAGAAAAACATATAGCTTATTTATCTTGTATTTATGTAGATGAAGATAATAGTTGTAGAGGATTTATTGGTGAGGATTGTGCTAAACAAATGTTAAACTATATTAAGACTACTTATGAAGGAAGAAATATTAGATTAATATTTCATAACGCAGGATATGATATTAGATTTTTATATCAATATATTTATAGTTATAATCCAATAGAACGAGGTAAGATGTTATTAAGAGGTAATGGGTTTATTTATCATAATGATAAATCTATAAAAATACAAATACAAGATAGTTATGCTTTAATTCCTGATAGATTAAGTAATTTTAAAAAAATGTTTGGATTAGAAGTTAAGAAGGAAATATTACCTTATGGTTTATATACAAGAAAAAATGTTAGTAAGGTTTGTATTGATATTGATATATGTAAAAAATATGTAGAGAAACAATTTATAAATAATAATATTGGTAAAAAAATAAATATTGAAGAACAAAAATTATTTGTTGAGGAGTATATGGATAATGCTAAAAATTGGAATTGTATTAAGGATAATAAAATTAATATTATTAGATATAGTCAAAAATATTGTAGTATGGATTGTAAGGTATTAGCAGATGGATATAATAAATTTAAACAATCTATTAAGGATATTACTTATAGTTGTGAAGAGGGAATCTATGAAAATTATATTGATATTGATAATTATGTATCCATAGCAAGTATCGCATTAGACTATATGAAAATGGAAGGTGTATTTAATAATGTCTATGAATTAAGTGGTAATGTTAGAGAGTTTATTAATAAGTGTATGGTTGGAGGAAGAACTATGACTAAACAAAATAAAAAATATTCACATAATAAAAATAATAATAATAATATTGTTAATGAAGTATTAGCAGATTTTGATGCTGTAAGTTTATATCCAAGTGCTATGAAACGATTAGGTGGATATTTAATGGGAACACCAAAAATTATTCAAAATACAAATTATAATAGTATTAAAAATTATGATGGTTATTTTGTTGAAATAGTTATTAGTGATGTTAAGAAAAAATATAATTTCCCTTGTATGAGTAAAAAAAATAAGAATGGTATTGTAGAATGGACTAATGATATGATAAATGAAACTATGTATGTAGATAAAACAACACTTGAAAATTTAATAGAATATCATAAAATAGAGTTTAAAATTGTGAGAGGTTATTATTATGATGAAGGTAGAAATATGAGATTAAAACCTGCTATTAGTAAATTATTTAATAAACGATTAGAAGAAAAAGCAAAAGGTAATCCTATTCAAAATGTTTATAAATTATTAATGAATAGTAGTTATGGTAAATGTTTATTAAAACCAATAGATACAGAAGTAAAATTTGTAAGTGATAAACAATATAAAAAATTTGTAGATCGTAATTATAATTGGATTAAGGAAGGAGAAAAAGTTGATGGTTGTGATAGATGGAAGTTTAAATTAATTAAACCAATTAACGAACATTTTAATTTAGTATCTTGTGGTGTAGAAGTATTATCTACAAGTAAATCTATTATGTTTGAAGTTATGAATACAGCAGAAGATTTAAATATTCTTATGTATTATACCGATACAGATAGTCTCGCAATAGATTATAGTAAAATACCATTATTAGCAGAAGAATTTAAAAAAAAATATGGTAGAGAATTAATTGGTAAAAATATGGGAAATTTTCACGATGACTTTGATAGTGATATATTAGAAGGAACACCATATTCTAATAGGTCTGTATTTCTTGGTAAGAAGTGTTATATACACGAATTGAAAAGTAAAGAGAGTGGTGATGTAGTAGATTATCATATAAGATTAAAAGGTATTCCTAATGCTTCAATATTAGATTATTGTTATAATAATAATTTAACTCCACTTGAATTATACGATAAATTATATGAAGGTGAAATAATTAAATTTGACTTAACTTGTCAAGGTAAGAAAATTAATTTTAAATTTAATAATGATATGACTATTACAACATTAGACCATTTCAATAGAGAAATAAAATTTATATAAATATATAACGGCACATAAAATATATTTTGCTGACTTTTAAGGGGGGACAGCAAAATAT